ACGACCTCGGCGGCCAAGTGCTCGGCGAGGGATGGCGAGACGGGCATCTAGGCCGGTCTCACTTCTTGCCGCGCTTGCGCTGCGCCTTCGTCTTGCCGCCGCCGATCTTGGCGCCGTACTTCTTGTCCCAGCGGCGGGCGACCTTCGGCGCATGGATGTGCATCGCGGCGCGCTGCTTGGCGTTCTTGTAAGGCATCACGGCACCTCCGTCGCGAGATTCTCAGCGAGGGTGGGGGGAACGGGCATCAGCGGATCGGCATCTCAGAGGCGTAGAGACTGCCGCGCCACTGTGCGACCGCACGCAGGAGCGCGAAGCAGGCGAGTGGCCAATGCCAAACGGGGACCTGCACCAGGAGCGGGAGACTATGCCGGAGTACGAAGTAGCGCGACACCTGCAACCAAACGCCTGTCACCATCTGTCCGGACTCGTCGCGATGAAAGCATGGATCGACCCGATCGATTCGGAGTCCCCGGGCGAGTCGTGTCATCACGCCACCGCCCCGATCTCCGGTACCGCCTGCCCGGTCTCCGCCAGGATGAGCGCGACCTCAGCGGCGATCTGCTTCTCGCTCCAGTCCGGATGGAGGATCTGGACCTTGGTCTGCGTGGAGGCGGCCTCTGCGCGGGTCAGAAGTTCCACCTGCTCGGCGAGCTCCTTCGGCTCGGGCTTCTCGTCGTCCTCCCAGACGGTCGAGATGCGGGTCTCGAGCTCGAGGCCGCCCGGTCCAAAAACCTCGTTGAGCTTGCGGGCGAACACCTGCACGTCCTCCCAGGCGTTGCCGAACGTGACCTGGCGATCGGCCGCCTTGGCAATGAGCCCGGCGCGCTGTTCCTTCTGCGTGCCCTCGGAGGCGACCTGTCCCGTGAGCTGGAAGAACGACAGCGGGGTGCGCGTCGTCTTGCCGATGTCGGCGATGATCGAGTCCTTGAGCGCGATGAGGTCGTCGAGCGTCGCCGGCGTGAGGGTGCCGAACTTGGCGTCTGGACTGGTCGACTTGAGGATGGAACCGGGGGCGACGATGACCGGGTCCTCAAGGGAGATGCCGGTGGCGTAGACCATTTGGAAGCCGGTCGTGTCGGCAGCGCCGAGCAGGTCGATGAGCGCCTTGTTGCCGGCGTTCTGCAGCGGGATCGCTGCGTCGAGCTCGGACTGCCCCTGGCTCTTGCCCTGATCGCGATTGCGGAAGTGGATTACGGGGATGCCAAGCGGCCCGCCGTCCTCGCGACCGGTGTCGGTCCATGGGGCCGGCCAGGGCTTGCCCTCTTCCTCGTGGTGCTGCCAGGCGAGTCCAGTACCGAGGTCCGTGTATTTCTCGACGCGATCGGGGTAGTAGCGGTTCTCACGCCGCGTCTTGATGCTCTGGCCGCTCGTCACCGTCCAGCGCTTGATAGCCACCACGGCCTCGAGGCGGCGTTCGTCAGAGTAGAAGACGTGCACGCCCTCCGAGCCGTCATAGGCGGCCTCGAAAGTGTAGCGCGGCCGTGCCGCCTCGTTGTCCCATTCGACCAGGACGTAGGTGTCGCCGTCCCGTACCGCCGCCAGGTGCACAATAGCCTGCTGCGCATCCATGCGGTTGTCGTCCCACCATTGTGCCAGCGTGTCGGCCTGCTTCGTGTCCTTGCCACAGTCGAAGCGCGCCACCTTGAGCTTCTCGGCGAGGGCGTCGACCACGAGGCCGCAGACGTTGATCTGAAAGTCCTGGTCGGCGCGCAACTCGAGGAACTTGCGCATGCGCTTGGTGAGCTGCGTCTGGTGGTCGCCGCTGTAGTAGTCGCGCTTCTCGACGTAGCCCGAGAAGAGCTCGCCCTCCTGCGACTCCAGCCATTCGAGGTAGGAGCGCTGGATGAGTTCGATGCCCTCCGGCTGTGCCTGACGTAGCGGGTTCAGTACGATGGCCATGGGATCGCTCCTAGTCGCTATGTGGCCATCACGGCCTGTTTTCGAGGATCGCCCTCATGCGTACTTCTCCGACCACGTCCGATGCCGCGCCGTCGCCAGCTTGGCCAGCGCTCCAGAGGCGGCATCCACGACGTCATCGTGGGGGCCGTTGGGGAACGCGGCGAGCTCGTCCAGAAACTGCGCGTTCCACGAGCCGCTGATGAGCTTCACATTGCCGACCTCAGCTTGAGCGGCAAGCGGGTTCGCTCGCACGACCTTCGAGCCGGTCGCCGTCTCGGCGTGGACGTCGTGTCCGGCGAGGTCGGCGATCGTCGCCAGCGCACTCTCCTTGCCGCTGCTCCCGGGCTCCTGCTCGACCCAGACGCTGTAGCGGGGGCAGATCATCGCGTCATTCTGCGTCGTCTGCAGCATCATGGCGCGGCGCTGCGCGGGAGACCATTGTCCACGCACCACGTCGAGAACGAAGAAGAGGGCCTGTGCCCTGCCCATGAGCACACCCGCCGTCCAGTCACCGCCACCCGCCGTCGCGGCTAGGTCCCAGTAGCGCACCCAGTGGGTGAGGAACCCCGGACGCGCGGGCAGGGCGCTGCCGAACCACTCGCGCTTGAAGATGTTTCCTCCGGGGGCGACCGGCCGCCCTTGGTATTCTGCCGTCCATACGAGTGAACCGACGTCGCGCTCGATGGCCGTGAGTTCCTCGGCGCTGAAGCGTTGCGGGGCGAGCGGCTCGCCCGCGGGGCGGCCGAGGGGATCGCCCTCGCCCTCGGAGACGGCCGGCAGGCGCAGGACCTCCCACTGGTCGCGATCGTCGAGCAGCAGACGGGCCGCGAGGTCGGATTCGTGCCAGCGAGTCATCACAAGCACGATGGCGCCGCCCTCCCAGACCCGCGTGCGGAACGTCGAGCGGTACCACTCCCAGACCGACTCGCGATACGTGACGCTCTGCGCCTGTTCCCAGTTCTCGACCGGGTCATCGATGATGCCGAGCATGGCTCCGTGGCCCGTGATGGGACCACCGACGCCGGCGGCGAGCAGCCCGCCGCGGTGCCCGAACATCTCCCAATGGTCGACGGCTCGGCTGTCACGGCGCGTGGCGATCCCGGGGAAGATGCCGGAGAACTCGGGCGACTCGATGACCGAGCGCGACTGACGACTCTTGGAGTAGGCGAGCGCGGCGGCGTAGGAGGTGAGGATGACGGGGTCGTCCGGACGCTTGCCGAGCCAGAACGCGGGCAAGCGCACACTGACGAGCTCCGACTTCCCGTGTTGCGGCGGGGCGAAGACCATGAGACGGCGGCATGCGCCAGACACGACGCGGTCGAGATGCTCGCCGATGAGCCGATGCACCGGCTCTGCCCGATACTGTGGGAAGGTCGCCTCGGTGAAGTCGATGAGGCGCGACCCCGCACTGCGCCGCTTGAGCTCCGCCGTGATCGCGGCCAGGCGCTCACGTTGGTCTGTCGTGAGCCGCGGCACAGAGGATGTCTTCGGCTTCCCGGATGAGGTCTTCGTCTGTGCGCTCGCTGCAGTCGTGTCGCACCTCCTCACGCCGTGCCACCCGCCCCGCCAGCGTCTCGGTCAGTTCGGTGAGCTTGAGCGACGCTTCGAGCGTCGTCTTGGGATCGACCTTGCCTCCGGTCAGATACTCGACGAACTTCAAGAGCGAGAGGTCACGCGCCTCCCTCAGCCGCTCCGCTGCCTTACGCTTCACCTGCGACGCCGCGCCGCCATGGAAACGACAGACGGTGCCACCAGGGATTGCGGGGCACCTGCAGCGCTTTCCTGTACTCTTCGCCATCGCCGTGCATTGATGCTCCATGGGGTGGACGGCCTCCATAAGGTGCTCGCCGCGGCCGTAGGACTCGCACGAGTCCCTCTACCTAGGCGCGAGTCGGCAAGCCTGAGCCCACGGCGAGGCGCTTGACGGCGCAGAGGAAGCGGCACATGACGGCCTGGTGGGTGACACCCTCGAAGACGGCGATCTTGCGGAACGAGAGACCGCCGCAGAGGCGCATCTCGACGACGGCGAGCTGCTTCTCTGAGAGAACGGAAAGGTCGAAGTGCGGGAACTGCTCGGCGAGGCCGACGGGGACGCTACTCGGCGGCCCGACAGTCGGCGCAGATGACGAGCGACTCGCCGATGCTGACGTCGACGAGCAGATGGAGCCCGGCCACGGCGCTCCTGACGTCGGGCTCGTCGGTGACGGCGATGACGGTCGCCTGGTCAGGGTCGACATACTTCCCGCAGACGGCGCAGGTCGCCCGCGGGGCCAGGAAGCGCAGCCCGAGATCGGCGCTGAGCGGGTTCATGGGGCCAAAGTATCACAGCGCCGGCAGCTCGTGCCGCAGTTCCTGCGTCCAGACGCCGCAAAGGAGCCAGACATGCAGGTGGCCGTGGGTGCGCATCTGGAGCCACATGCCGAAGGGGGTGACGATTCCCATGCGCC